ACAATACCCTCTTTTTCGTCCCTTCTAATGTTTTTGACTAACTTTTCTGCATACATTAATGCTTTCATACTGTCAGGGTCATCATTCCATATGTCCACTCCTTCAGGTGGCTGTAACAATGGCAATCCTGCTAAATCTCTTTCTACCCCTATGCCTTCTATTTGTCTAAAACGCTTTTTATAATAATAATCTGTATAACAATTCCTTAGTATAGAACGTCCTTCTGGATTTTGTTTTCTGCTTTTTGTTACAAAATGTAATGCTTTTTCAATGGGTATTGTTCTAATGATATAGTCTGGTGGTGCTATCTGAGACATCCCTAACAATTTATCATTTTTGTCATATTCCCAGCGGTACAATGTATCTTGAGAACGCAATGCGAATTTCTGCCAGCCTATCAAACCATCTGTATATTTACTTTGCTCTTTTAATCGTCTTTTATAACAAATTTCGTGATAACTCCAGCCATAAATTAAAAATGACATAATTTCAGAAATGGTATCTTGCCAACTCTGCTCCATATCATTCATACAACTTTTTATAAATTCTGCTGCATTTTTATCTGCTTTTGTGTTTCCTGCTGGTTCTATATCCCATACTACCTGCCTCATAAGCATTTCTATAGCAAAAAGCATTGCCCCTATAATATCATCATTTTCAGACATCTCTTTGTATGCCTCAATGCCCTTTTGCCCTTGTAACTCTGTTAAAAATTCCTCAAAAAATACACCAGCATATCGTCTTTGTCCTATACGTCCATATTCTCCAAATATATCCAACTTTATCACCACCTTAACTAAAAATATTTGACAATTATATTATAATTACAATATAATGATATATATGATAACATTTGAATGGGACGAAAATAAAAATACAATAAACAAGAAAAAACATCATATAGCATTTGAAGAAGCAAAAACTGTATTTTATGATGAAGAAGCATTGGTAATTGATGACCCAGAACATTCACAGGAGGAAGAAAGATTTATTATATTAGGTTTGAGCAAAAAAGCTAATTTGTTGGTCGTATGTCATTGCTATAGAGCTTCTGAAACAGTAATACGTATTATATCTGCTCGAAAAGCTACTAAAACAGAAACAAAGCAATATTATCAACAATGAGGTGATTATATGAAAGAAGAATATGATTTTTCTAATGCAAAAAAAAATCCTTATGCAAAAAAATTAAAAAAACAAATCACAATCAATATTGATACTGATACAATAGAATATTTCAAAAAACAGTCAGATATATCTGGTATCCCTTATCAAACACTTATCAATTTATATCTTACAGATTGTGCAGTAAACAACAAACAATTACAAATTTCTTGGCAGTGAATACTGGGCGTTCATATCCAGCCATTTTCTCTATCTCTATCAGCAAAGTAACTTGGTGGTACAATAGCTGTATTGCCTTTTGTTAACTCTGCAAAGCCATTACTAGAGGCATCTGCCATATCTTTATATTTTCCCTCTGGAAAACTCTCCAATTGTGACAAATAACTTTCTGTCCAATCTGAAAGCAATACACATACATTGCCTTTTTCTGTGCCTTGTAATCCTATCCACTGTGCAGAAAAGGGCTCTGCTCTTGTTTCTTTGCTGCCAGACTCTCTTACCACTGATACAGAAAAACCACTTAAAAGTTTTATGTACTGTTCTGCTTGGTCTTTTCCTGCCTGTCCAGGATCTTGTGACAATCTTATTTTGACATTTTTATACTTTGCTTTATCTATTTTTGCTGTATTTAACACGGTTTGTCTTACTTCACTGGCATTCATTCTTCTATTGATGACATCTGCTATAATATAACTACCGTTTTTTCTTTTTCCTATCAATACCCCTGCAGTATATGCTGCACCACTTTCTGTATTTTTTCTATCCTCTGTAGCAGCAAAGTCCCACGCTCTTACCCATTGCTTTACATCATTTGGTATTTCTTCTATCAAATTGACTTTATTTCTTGGGAAATACAGCCCTGCTGCTGGTTTGATTTTCCAGTTGCCATATAACAACCTTTCTCTTTCTACTAGAGAAAGTGCCTTTAAATTTGCCATATAACTAGGGTCTTTTTCCATCAATATTTTGTTGTCCTGCAATGTACTGGATATAAATGTAACAGATTTCGGTTCTTCTTTTTCCTCTTCTGTTTTTAAATCAAACTGCTTACAAATTTCTTGTTTGCTATCTGCCCAATACAATATATCATCACGTCTTATAAACCACCTTAATACACCACTTCTTTCTGGTATGGCATACCCTGTATTTTCATCCCACCACCAAGAAATAAACTCTGCTACCCAGCTTTCACTATCTGGATTACAAGTTGCTCTTACATAAGGCTTTACACCGCAAGTGGAGCGGTTACGGGAAAGCATATAAAAAAACTGCTTTCTGCTAAAGTGTGTCAATTCGTCAAACAGTATTAGTGGTATTTGAGAACCTTGCCATTTTAAAACATCTTTTTCTAACTCCATATAACTGAATGTCACTTTCATACCACTTTGAAATCGCCATACAGATACAGGATTTTTTACTGCCTTTCCACCACAATAGGGATAAATATTACAGGCTGTATCCCAAAGACCACCTTCTGCAAATATCTGATTGTTATTTTTTCTAAATATTACTGCTCCAAATTTTCCATTGTTGATATAATGCAACGGCTCTAAAAGTAAAGCAAATGTTTTTCCTCCTCCTGCTGCACCTCCATAAATACAGATGTCAGCATTGCAAGACAAAAACCTCTCTTGTGCTCCTTTTTGTGGTCTAATTTCCATACTACTCAACCCCTATCATTGTTGGGTAAATAAATATTTACTGCTGTTGTTTGTTCTGTTTGTTGATTTTGTGTTTCTCCAAATTTTAAAAGCACTTCTAAACATTTCATTTTTTGTTTTTTTACCTTTTCAATTTCATTGTTATATCGCAATATCAATTCGTGTACTGCTACAGTATTTGTAGTGATTTCTTCCTGTGTATTTGTGTTATTCTTTTGTGAACCTTCTGTTTTCTTTTTTTTGCTCACACCAGACACCACAAGTCCACCTGCTTTTTGCTCCAATTCTTTTATTTTTTTCATAAACTTCAATATCTGTAAATCACAAAACTTTATCATTTTTTTACATTCTTCTATTTCATCTACTTCTTGTTGTAAAAAAAATTTCTGTTCTTCTTCTGATAAAAATTCAAATAACATTTTTTCGTAAATACCATGTTTGAGATGATTTTTATTGCCCTTAGGAGCACCGCCTTTATTCTTTTCTGGTTGCAACTTTTTTGCTGTTGTAGTTGCAACTTTTTCTTCGTTGGTTGCAACCTTTTCTAGCTCATTTTTCTTCCAATAACGCACCGCCCAAGATTTTACTGTACTCAATGAAATGCCGTATTTTTCAGCAATTTCTTTATATTTCATACCGTTTTTCCAGTCCTCAAAAGCCTGTTGTTTTTTGTCCACTACATCATCACCACCCCCTTATGTTGAATTTGAAAAATTACTTTTTCTCTCTGGTAAAGAAATAAAAAAACGGCGTATCTATCAACGCCATACAAAACTTTACAACATATTGACTAACTATCATTAAAAATAAATCTGGTACTGTACCATAAAAAGCAATGGTAATAAATATTGCTGTATCTATCAGTTGACTTGTCATAGTAGAAGCATTATTTCTTAGCCATTTATATCTGCCATTAAATTTCTTTTTAAAACTATGAAACAACTTCACATCACAATATTGCGATACACTATAAGCACAAAGAGACGCAATTACAAATCTTGCACTATTAGAAAGCACTGCTTCAAACTGTATTTGAAATTCCTCTGCAAATGGTGCAGGAGGCAATAACATTGCAATATACAATAACAACAATGCAAATATCTGCACAATAAATCCTTTTTTTACAGTGTTATTTGCTTCTTTTTCTCCCCATATTTCTCCTATCACATCTGTACATAAAAATGTAATAGGATAAGCTACCACAGCAGCAGGCAATACAAAATAACCTATTGAAACCACTTTACTTGCTACTACATTTGCTATGAGCAAACTTGTTATAAAAAAGCAGTTCAACCATATTAAATTTTTTTCTGTTTTACACATACTCTTACTCCTTCCATATACTTTTGATACAATACCCATTGACAAAAGTTATAAGCACAAACTTTTCCTATTTTTACTTTTTTGCCATAATTATTTATTTTTTTTGAAACTATGATACCGTTTTGAAATGTATGTTTTTGCTTTCCTCTTGCAGCACCTGTTAGCCAACTGGAACTATCTACACTATAAAAAGGATATTCCTGTAATATTTTTGTTTTGGTAAATCCCAAACCATGCACTTTAACTCCTCTAATAGTAGCATATTCTACTAGCTTTTTATAATAAGGATATTCTTGTTTTTTCGCCCCCAGTACAAGCCCTCCAATAGCAATATAATCATATTCTTTGCACATTTTTTTCCAATACTCCACACCTCTTTGTTTATGCCATACTGGAATACACTTTTTACCTGTTTGCGTTTCTATTTGTTTTCTCCACTGTTCTACTGCTTCTATTCCAAATATGCTATCAACGTCCATTTCAAAAAAATATTTTACATCATACTTTTTTATAAAACAGATATACTTTTTCACATAATTATCCATATCTTTTTTGGTAATTTGTTTTCCATTCATATAAGAAAATGCTCCGCTATCTAATAAAAACCCCTCATTTCCTACTATTTGCATTGCTTCTAAACAAGCCTTTTCTCCTTTAAAAAACGTTTCCAATATATATTTTGGAGGATATTTTTTTATCACTTCTGTTTTCTGTGTTCTTGTCATGCCACTATTTGTTGCTGCAAGAAATATTCTCATATTTCAAACTCCTTACCACAGTGAGGACATATTACTGTTTTTGCTTTTCTATTTTGAGATAATTCACTTTCCTGCAAAAAATCATCATCTGATACCTCTATTTCTTCCGCTGAAAAGTCTGGAAAATGAAAAAGTGTTTCCATATCTATAGCAGCAATATCAGAAAGTTCTTTTTCTAGTTTTTTCATATTCCATTGTGCAAACTCTGCTGTTTTGTTATCTGCTAAACGAAATGCTTTGACTTGTTCTTCTGTTAATTCTTCTGCATAAATACAAGGAACTTCATTCATATTTAATTGTTCTGCTGCCTTTTTTCTGGTATGTCCTGCAATAATAACATTGTTTTTATCTAGCAATATAGGTACCAAAAACCCAAAATTTTCAATAGAATGTATTACAGGTTCTATTGCTTGCTCATTCTGTCTAGGATTGTTTTCATATTCTTTTATTTCATTTACTTTTTTATAAATAATGTTTCGCTTCATATTATCTATTCCTTTCTGAAAAATAAAAAAGAGATAACCATTATTCGCTATCTCTTTTGAAAAGTTTGGGGGCTTTTGATAAATCTTTATGCTATTATCATAACAGAAAAAACAGAAAAAAATTCCCGTTTTTTTCCCGACTTTTTCCCAAATCGTCCCGTTTTTTTCCCATTTTGTCCCACTTTTTTCCCAAATCGTCCCAAGTTTTAAATTTCTTCTTTGTATTTCATCAATTTATATAAGTCTGTATATATCTCACATAGTAATCTGCTTACACTTGATTTTGATAAACTCATACTATAAGCAATCTGTAATATTCCTTTTTTTTGTTTATGTTTGTATTCTAATATCTTTTTACTTTCTTCATTTAACATATGAATATAAAATGCTGTTTCTTCTTGACCATCTTCTAGCTTCTGTATTTCCATTTTTAAGCCCACTATTTCATTTTGTGTTCTACAATATGCACTCTCCAAACTGTTATAAATTGCTTCGATATTTCTTTCCATAGGGCTTTGTGGCAATGCTCCACCTTTACTGCCTATGCCATCATATTTTACTGCCTGCAAATCTGTATTTAACGAAACAGGCAATACAGCACTGTTTCTGTCGTTATCTATTTCTTGTAATCTTTTCCTCAATCTTTCTAATTTTTCATTCTTCCAAACAATCATTTTTTCAACATAATAATATTGCTCTATTTTCTTTTTTACTGCTTCTATTTCTTCTTTATTTATCAAGACTTCCGCCCCCTTGATTGTATTAGTAAAAAATGCTATACTATCATTAGGGTTTATTTAGGGGCGAAAGCCCTTTTTTGTATTTTTATTATATTAATTTATCTGGATTATTTAATAATTCATCAAAATCAGTTTTTGAAAATCCATTGTATATCAATATATGTATTCCTTTTTTTATACTGCCATAATAACAAATGATATACAACCATCCTAAAGCAAAATCAATTTCTTTGCTAAAACATTCTTTGTAGTAAAGTGGATATAAATTCGTCACCCAAACTTTTGAATGATTTGTATTTAATAGGTCAGTGTAAATTATAAACCGATATATCTTTTTTTGAAGTTTCGCAAAAACAGTATTATATTTATTATAAAAATCTTCTGCATTTTCATACACTTTACAACTTCTAATTTTACAATTTTTGTTGAGTAACAAATCAGAAAATTTACAGCAATGTTTTTCTAACAAAAATTGAAATATTCCTCTATAATTTTCTGGAACTTTTTCCAATTCTAGCTTTTTTAATGCTTCCCTTTTTTTCATTTCCAAAAATTGCATATTTAATCTCCTCTTGTTCTATCGTTAACTATCTATTCATTCTTCCTTTTCATTTATAACATAAAGTTGATGTAGCATATCTCCATCCTGATTGTAATTTGCTTAAATTATTTATTAACTCTTCAAAATCAGTTTTCAATAATCCATTATATATCACTATCTGTGCTTCTTTTTTTATGCTATGAAAAAGAAGAACAATATATAAATATCCTTTTACATTAAAATCAAAGAACTTTTTGTTAAATATTTGATTAAAAGTAGAAAGATAGAATATTTCAAAACTCAATTCTAACGCTGGTTTTGCTCGCTTTGAAACTTCAAATTGATATATTTTATGAAAAAAGTTTGTTTCAGACTGAATAGTATCATAAAAATCAGTTTCATTTTCAAAAATTTTACAACTCTCAATATTCGCATTTTTAAATAATAATAAATTTAAAAATTTATCATCATTACAATGATTTTCAAGTAAATATCTGAATAATTCTCTATAGTTTTCTGTTATTTTACTCAATTCTTTCTTTTGTATAGCTTCTTTTTTTTCTCTTGTTTTTTTTATACTTAAATAATTATTCATAAAATTCCCCCTTACATTTGTACAAATAAAAATATATTCTTATTACTCCAACATAGAAAACAAATTTAATTGTTCTGCTATCACTTCATTCTTTTTGTTTCCTTTTTTCTTCTGTTGTATCACCACATTAACAGGCTTTTCTGATATTGTTTTTGGTGTTGTTTTTTCTACACTTTTCTCTATTTGTTTCATTGTATGTAACCACCTTTTTATATGCCAGTGTTCTATTCGAAACATAGGCATATACCAAAATTGCTGTCCTTCTTTTTCAATAGGATTTAAAACATCACCACAAATAGGATTTGTTA